CCCACCGCCCGCCACAACAAGCGCGGCCTCCCCGGCTGGGTGCAGGGTTACGGCTCACCCGAGGACGAAGAGTTTGTCACCGGCCCCGACATGCAAGCCGACGTGGTGGCCGTGTGGTGCGCTGACGATGGCTTCGGCTGGGTGGCCGTGAACCCTGAGACTGCCGCCCACATGAAGGCTGAGCCAGCCGAGTCGCTGGTGTACTTCAAGGTCACCGAGTACAACGTGTTCAGCCGCAAGCGTGGCGCAACCCACCTGATGGCCGCGAACGGTGCCCTCCTGCACGCCAAAGTCGCACGGGCAGCAGCTTTGCATATTGACGCTGACACGGTGCTCCTTGAGGTGCTTTCTGAGCGCCCCAGCGGCATTGCCGTAGTCCTGTCTGACGAGGAAGTGGAGGCAGCATGAACCACCCCGCCGTCTATCGCCGTCACGGTCAGTCATACACTTGCATCACCACGAAGGAGGATGCAAAATACGTCCACTTCATTCCGATGGCGACGTTGCAGCTCGAGAGAGCCGAACGTCGCGATTTTTACGCGGAGTGGGGAGAGTACCCTGAATACCCGGTGCGCCGAGCTGCTGAGTTGTACCTTGGCAGCGGAGAGTACCGAGAGATTGGCCCCAAGGAGTTGGCTCACCTTGAGGCTATCCGGGATGGTTCGCCGTCCTATAACCTTGATGAGCCGCAACCGAAAGTAAAGGAGCCGAACATGGCAACCGTCGCAAAGAAGCAACCCGCAGCACCCAAGGCCGAGAAGGCTGACAAGACCGCTGGCAAAGCCGCCGCACCAGCGAAGCAGCCTGCCAAGCAACCCGCAGCCGCGAAGCAGCCTGCCAAGCAACCCGCAGCCGCGAAGGAAAAGGCCGAGGCCTCCACCCGTGGCCGCAAGTCCGCCATCGACCCCAACACGAAGCTGAGCCTGCTGGTCAAGGAAAACCCCAAGCGCGAAGGCTCTGCCGGTTACGAGCGCTTCCAGGCTGGCTACATCGACAGCAAGGCCAAGACCGTGCAGCAAGCCCTGGACGCCGGTGCCACCCTCGCCGACATCGCCTACGATGTCAAGAAGGAATTCATCAAGCTGGGCTAACCGTCACGCCCTCCCGCAACCAAAGCCCGCCGCGTGCGGGCTTTGTCACTCTTGGAGTCATCGCTATGCAAATCTACATCCCCACTTTAGGCCGGGTGGCCAAGCGCGTCACCTATCGTTCACTCCCACCGACGCTGGAGCCGGTGTTGGTGGCCTACAAAGACGAAGCTCGCGAGTACCGTGAGCTTGGCTGCAACGTGCTGGAGGTGCCTGCGGGCATCAAGGGCATCGCTGCGAAGCGTCACTGGCTGGTGCATGAGGGCCACAACCTCAAGAAGCACGGCCCCGGCATCATCATGCTGGACGACGACCTGCGCTGGTATGAGCGCCGCAAGGACGAGACCGACAAGTTCGAAGCCGCCAGCCCGGCCAGCATCAAGCGCATGTTCAAGGACGTCGAGAAGATGCTGGGCAAGCACGTACACGGGGCCATCGCCGCCCGTGAGCAGGGCCACGCCTGCGACGACAAATACCGCTTCAACACTCGGCCGCTCCGTGCGCTGGCCTACGACGTGGCCGCGATGCGCAAGCTGGGCATCCCGTTCAACCGCCTGCCGTTCATGGAGGACTTTGACGTCACACTCCAGTTGCTGCGGGCGGGGTACAGCAACTTCATCATCAACGGCTGGGTGCATAACCAGAGCGGCAGCGGGGCCACTGGTGGATGCAGCACCAGCCGTACACCTGAGAAGCAAGCCGCCTGCGCAAACAAGCTCGCCAAGCTGCACCCCGGCTTCGTTAAGGTGGTGCAGAAGTCCACCAAAACCGCATGGGCCGACAGTGGTATGACCACCCGCACCGACGTGGTGATCCAGTGGAAACAGGCATTCAAGTCCAGCCAGCAAACCAGCCTGCCGTTCTGAGGCCGGTTGCCGCTCTTTACTGATAGGCGGCATAATTCCAGAACACCTACGCCAGCCGGGTTACAGGGCTGGCATTTTCAGGAGCTACAACATGAGTGAAATCCAAAGCACCCGCGACTGGTTTGCCACCAGCGGGCAAATCCCCTACGCCGCTGCACCCAGCGTGCGGCAAGCCGCCTTCTACACGGGCATGCAGCTCGAAGAAGTGGCCGAGAAGCTGGCCGAGGTGTTCGGCCCCATGGACTACGCAGCCACGTTGATCCAAGCGCTCCAGATCACTGGCGACCTGTTCAAGAAAGGTACCTACGACCAGATCGTCGAAGTGGCGCTGGAGAACAATGCCAAGGGCATGCTGGACGCCGACCTTGACCTCATCTGGGTCAGCATCGGCGCAGGTGCAGCGCAGGCGGCTGACGTAGCCGGTGCCTACGGCGAAGTAGGCCGGGCCAATTGGGACAAGTTCCCAGACGGAGTGGTGACGCGCCACCCCGCTACGGGCAAGGTGGTGAAGCCCGACGGCTGGCGTGGCCCCGACCTGCTCCCGTTCATCCACGCGTCGCTGCGCCAGCCCACTACCGACGCAGTCATCAAGCAACCTGGAGTCTGAGCCGCCATGCACACCATCTTCGGAAACCCCAATACCACCCTGTACGAAGGCCTCTACGCCCTCAAGACCAGTGGCGTTATCAACGACAGCCGTAACGGTCGTGTCGTACAGATGCCTTTTCCAGTGGTGACGGTGTACACGCACCCCATGCAGCGCGTGATGTTCAGCGAGATGCGGGACGCTAACCCGTTCTTCCACCTGTACGAAGCACTGTGGATGCTGGCTGGTAAGAACGACGTCGCATCGGTGGCGCGGTTCGCCAAGCAGATGCGCTCCTTCAGCGACGATGGCGTCGAGATGTGGGGCGCTTACGGCTGGCGGTGGCGCAGCTTCTTCGGCTTCGACCAGCTCGAGACCGTGGTGCGCCAGCTTGTCGCAGACCCCAAGACCCGTCGCGCAGTGATGGCTATGTGGCACCCACATGGCGACCTCATCAAGCGCGTGAGCGTGCGTGGCGGCGAGCAGGTTCACGAAGGCGCTGGCAAGGACATCCCCTGCAACACGCACATCTACTTCGACGGTACCAAAGGCTGGCTGGACATGACCGTGTGCAACCGTTCCAACGACGTGGTGTGGGGTGCCTACGGTGCCAACGTGGTTCACATGAGCGTGCTGCACGAATTCGTCGCGCTGGCCACCGGCCTGCCGCTGGGTGCGTACTATCAGTTCAGCAACAACTACCACATGTACCTGGATCGCGACGACTGCCAGCGCCTGCTCCACGCACCTGCCGGGTGGGCGCAGGCTAGCTGGGATGTCAAGTACAACCCGGACGACCGCTACGCCGAGGGTCTCAAGCCCACCAGCCTGTTCCACGGCAGCGAATCCCGCCACTGGTACGACTGGCTGCTGGACTGCGAAGCCGTGGTAGCCCGCCCGTACGACGAGGCCGTGTACGAAGGTCGCGCTCCGTATTTCCGTGACGTCGTGGCCCCGCTCATGGTGGCGCACAAGCTGCACAAGGACGGCCAGACCGAGAAGGCCATCCAGGCTGCGGGTATGTGTCTGGCCGAGGACTGGCGTACGGCCTGCTCTGAGTGGCTGAGCCGCCGTCTGGAAGGTGGTGCAGCATGAACAAGCTACTGGCTGAACGCCTCAAGGCCGTGGAGCGCAGCGCCCGCGTCCGCCGCTACCACACCGAGCCAGTCATCCACCAGCAGAACGTCGGCGAGCACACCTATGGCGTGATGTGGTTCATCCTGCTGATGGTAGACAACCCCAGCGCAGCCCTGCTGACTGCGGCCCTCATGCACGACACGCCTGAGTACGCGGTGGGCGACGTGCCTTCGCCAACGAAGAAGGCCCCGGTCATCAAGCAGGCATTCGACCAGCTTGAGGACGAGGTGCTGGAGCGCCTGCTGTGGAAGCTGCCAGTGATCTCTGACGGGGAGGCCAGCTACCTCAAGCTGGCCGACCTGCTAGAAGGCGCTGCCTTCTGCCTGAGCGAACTGCGCCGTGGCAACCGCGACATCGAGACAGCGCTGGGCAACTACCTGCGCTACATCGCCTCCATGCATCCCGAAGGCAAGGCTGGCGAAATCTTCAACTACCTCAAGGAGCAAGCACATGAATTCGGTTTCAAAAGCGAATGAGCGGCAGGTGGCGGGCACCCACTACAAGGGCGTCACCATCCAGCACTGGGACTACGCAGCGGCCAACGGCCTGGACTACTTCGAGGGCCAGATCACGAAGTACGTCTGCCGCTGGCGCAAGAAGTGGCCCACTGCCAAGGGCCGTCTGGATGACATCGCAAAGGCGCTGCACTTCGCTGAGAAGTTCGCCGAGGTGACTGGCGACCCCACCCGTACCCTCGGCGTCATCAATACCGCAGTGTGGATGGAAGCAGCCCGCATTGTCGGTCAGCCGCAGTACGCCAGCTATATCCGTGCGGTTGACTTCTGCGACGCGCAGGAGCTGAGCGGCGACGACTCCTACGTCATCGTCACGCTGGAGCTGTACCGCCTGCGGGGTGGCGCCTACCTGCACAACGCCATCCGCATGCTCCAGGCACTGGTGGCCGAGGCAACCCGGCTGGCTCAGTTGGAAGAGCAGCAAGTTGACCCGGCTGCGCTGGCCGACAACGCTGCGGTGGACGTGCTGGCCGCTGCTATGAAGGCCGAGCTGGAAGTGAAGCGGCTCCAGGGCCGGGGTGGCTGGGCTACCCGCGACTCCGGCAGTCTGCTGGGGCACGCGGTGCGCCATGCCGAGGCCGCTGCCCGCTGCGTTGATAGCCTGCTGCCGGGCCACGTCGTAGCCTCGGCTAACTACCTTGCCTTCACGCTGGCAACCCACACCGAGGAGCAGTTGGCTGCTCCTGGAGCCGGTTACGTCAATCAGGACTGACACTTCGGCTATCAAGAACCAATCAGGCGCGGTTTTTACGGGCTAGGCTAGGGGCAACCCTAGTGCTAAACCCGTAAGGCCGCGCCTGATGGCTTTCTGACAGCCGGGCTACCGCTGGCCGTTCCGCTGGCGGGCCGCTTGCTCGGTTTCGTACACCTTGCGGCAGTCGGCGTCGCAGAACAGGGCCTGCGGCTGCACCAGCTCACCGCAGCAGTGGCAGCGGCCAGTCCGGGGCATGGTGGGCTTCCGGTGTAGCGCTGCGCTGGCCCGCTCGGCTTCTTCAAGCTGGCACGCCCGGTCAAGTGGGTCACTTACTCGTTCCATCATTTCCGTTCGCAGTTGGTGATGTACTGGTCAACGAGCCAGTTTCGTTCTTCAGCAACTTGCTTCGCGTCCCCAGCGATTTGTAGTAGGTCTCCAATGAGTACTCGATCCGCTGGTCGTAGTTCGTCGGGGCTGGCGTCCGCAATGCGGCTGGCAACCGTGGTGCTGTCGGTTGCACGGCCAGCACCTTCACTTCGGGCTGCTTCGGTGGCGAGCTTGCGCAGCCGCTGCTCAGCGCCAGCGAGAGCAGTGCGAGTAGCGCGATTGGACTGTAGTAATGTCGCATATTTGGCCTCTTGGTCTTTCAGTTTGACTTGCTCTTCCTCGCGGGCTTTGGTAACGGCATCCGCTATGGCCGTAGCCTCCGCCGCGACGCGGTCGGAGAGGTTCTTTTCCGCCGTGGCGGTGGCAGCTTTGGCCGTAGCCACGTCGGCTTTCAACCCGGCAACCTGCGCATACCACGCAGCGCCCAAGGCCAGCAGCGCAGCGGCGAACACCGCGTAGGCTTGCCAGCCTGCGTATTTAAGAAACCACTTCATTGATAGCCCTTTCTGCTAAGTTGGACAGTCGGATGGTGTCCTTTAAACCGATGTCACCGCCGTTCACAGCGCGGCGCACCCGCACGCGGTTGCCCACGGCCTCATCTGGCACCTTGACCTCCCACCATGCGATGGCAACCTCCAGGGCCGTGTCGGGGTTGCGCAGCATGTCGGGCTGAGAAACCACGGGTAGACCGGTGGCGTCCTCCACGAGTTGGAAGTTGTACAGGCCAGTGACCATGATCAACCCGCTGCCACGGTACGTCCAGCCGTCGCCGTTGATGTTGCCGAGCCGGTTGCCGTACACGTAGTCGGCCAGCTTCTGCGGGCTGCGCACGTACTGCTTCGCCAGTGCCAACGTGGGGAAGCGCTTGGGCCAGACCTGCATCAGCCGCTCGGGGCGGGTGTAGTACAGGTTCTCTTCCAGGCGCGTCAGCATGTTGCTCTCATGTAGGATGTTGCCAAGGAAGTCCGGCAGCTCAGCCAGCGCTCCGAGACTGAACGTCTCTTCGTTTATCACCCCTGAGAATGTATGCGACCACGAAGAGGCTTCGCTGTAGTCGACACCACAAGCTATCAGGATTCTTTCCCATTGCTGTGCATTCAGTGCAGTAGCGTTCATCACATCTCCTTTCGTCGTCATCGTATGACAATTTCGCCCAATCGGATTCGGTGTGGGCAGGGGCACCGTTCTTCCACTCCGCAGCCGACAGAAGCAGGTGCAGCACCAGCGCGACCACCAACACCAGCCCGCCGAAGCGGGGATTGGTGGGGAACGCCCATGGTGCCATCGCCGTAGTTAGCGAGCCGCAGAACAGAATGAGGTATCGCAGGCGGACAACCAGTTTGTGGCGGTCGGTCAGCACGTTCATGCGGCAGACGCATATGATTGCCAGCACGGCGGACAGCGTCAGTACGCCTAGGTTCGTCCACACTTCGGCAGGGGAGTCGAAGTGGCAGGTGTTTGGGTATGGCNATATTAGCATTGTGAACTCCTTCAGCCTAGTCATCCCCGATAGCCCCTGTTCGTTCGTCGTCAGCAGGGCGCTGACGACGCGGGCTATAACCCCTGTTTGGTCTGCTGTATGCTCCATTACTGCTTCCTTTGAGGGTTATGATGAGTTGAACTATGGTGTCGGCCAGCCATGGCAGCACGCGAACCCAATCGTGACCGACACCGCTTATCAGTAGCGCCACCGTAGGCAGCAGGAAGTTCTCAGCAGATTCACTGAGGTGCAGAAAGTGGTTGGTGATTTGCGCCACGCCGACGGTGGTCAATGTGGACGTGGTCATCATCAGAGCCACGAACATCAGCGCATTCAGCGTGCCCTTACGCGGCCTGCGCATGAGCGCCCAGCCGCTGCCAGCAGCCGCCGATACGATGATAACGAAGTAGGCTCCTATCACGTGCGCCAGTGCTGGGCCTAGCCAGGCGGCAAACACAGCAGCCGATACGGCCACGGGGTCAAGAGATGGTGGGGGTGTACTCTGCATTTCGCTCCCTCATACGTCTATGGTTATGGACGGCAGGTTTGGGGCCTTACCTTCGATCTTCTGGTCCAGCACGAACACCCGGTCGGAGACCACGTACTCGTCGCCGCTTGTGGCCTGCATCAAGCCACCGCCTGCGAGCTGCACCGTGTACACGCCCGGCGACACCACCGACACCACAGTGCCAACGTAGCGCGGGGCCTTGGGGAGCAGATCAACGAAACGCTTCCAGAAACTGCCAAGAATAGCCATCACAGACCTCCATAGTGCCGTTCAAGTTCAATGCTCTGCGACACCGTTAGGCTGTCGTTGTCGTCCCATGTTGCGCCAATCTGGGTGCTGTTCACCAGCCCACGCCAGTTGTTCGACGCGTCCTTCTGCACCTGCACCAGCGTACCGGGCGTGACCAGCCCCAGCGTAGGCTCCATGGGCAGTTCCAGGCCGACGCGCGCCTGCTTACCGCTGGCGCTTAGGATGGCGATACCCTTGCTGCGTGCGGCTGCGTGGTCACTAATCATAGGGCCTACGAATGGTGGAGCTTGCATGGCCCCGTTGGTGCCGGTGCGCCGCACGAGGTCGTTCACCCCAGTCAGCTCACCGCTTACGTAAACCCCGTTGTACACGGGCCTTTCTTCCCAGTCCAATGAGCGCGACAGGATCAGGCTTTCAGGAATGGTAAGGTCGGCAGGGGCCGCAGCCCACTCCCAGAAGGGCCTCGGGTACTCGGCCCGCACGATCAGCTCCATGGCGGAGGGGTGGCTGTTCACGTAGCCGCCCGCACCCTGCGCGATGGCCTGGATAACCTGAACCGGGGTCAGGTCGGTGTAGCTCCAGGTGTGCGCTGGCATCTGCCACCCAAGCGCGTCAACGAGCTGCCAGTCAAGGGTGAAGCCTGTAATCAGCCCGGCCCGCGTCAGCTCGGCTTCTGCGAACTGGCGGCTGGTCAGTGCTGTGGTCTGCACGAAGCTGCGCACCGGGGCATACGGCGCATCTAGCCAAGCGGTGACGCTGCGGCCAGAGATGCTGATGGCGGTCTTAACGAACACTTCCCGGGTGCTGTACTTCTCAACTAGCAACCGCCACACCAGCCCATTGATCTCCAGCTCCACTTCCACAGGGCCGGTGGCGGTAGGCTCAACCTTCTCAAATTCGGTGTATGGAACGGCGCCGGAGAAGCTCCAGCACCAGCTATTCCGGTCGATACCGACACTGGCCGACACTAGCTCAATCGGCGTGTTGTCGGACACGCGCTTCATGCTTAGTGTGTTCACGATGAAATAGACCTTTCTCGCAGGTATAACGATAGGCCCTGGCCCATCGCCACTGCGGTGGCAAATAAACAGTAGGCACCCAGTGCCATCCAAAGGGTCGGAAAACACTAGGTAACCGTTGGGCGTGTAGCACGGCGGCGGGTCGGGTGGCGCTATGGGTATGAGCACCGTCAGGCCGGGGCGCGGGGGCCATGCCTCTTGGTAGCGCACGCGGTGGTCAACGCGCCAGGGCAATGCCTGCTGGAACCTTGCGCTGGCGAGGCGCCCGCTACGCAGGGCCTCTTGATAGCGGTGCAGGCCGCCGAGGCGCAGGCCCAGCGCTTGCTGGAAGCGGGCAGAGCCCAGCACCTGCAACGGCCACGCCTCCTGATAGCGCAGGGCGTTGCCCACGCGGTGGCCATGGGCCGTTTGCCATGCACTGCGCAGGCCCAGGTGGTGGGTGGGCTGGGCCTGCTGGTATCGCAGGCCAGTGGTGGCGCGAGTGTGGGCAGCGTCGTCCCACGCGGCGCTGGTGGGCGCCTGCAAGGG